TACTGAACATACAGTATCAGCGACAATTTATGTCAAACCTGATGAGTGGTTTAAGGTAGGACATTTCGTATATGAAAATTTTGATGATTTGGTAGGTGTAAGTTTTCTACCAAAAGATGACCACATATATCAATTAGCACCTTATGAGGAGATTGATAAAAAGACTTATGAGAAAATAGCACAAGAATTTCCTAAGATTGATTATTCTCTGCTCTCTAAATACGAAAAGGAAGACCTTACAACCGGTGCACATACAGTTGCTTGTAGTGGGGATAGTTGTGAAATTATTTAAAATTTAACTAAATATAACGAGGAATAGATGGCACATACATTAAACAAAGAATGGAAAGATCAACATATCGCACAGCATTGTACTTCAGTAGCTTTTGCTGAAAGTGAAGATGCATTTGATACTTTTACCGCGCGACAACAAAATACCAATGGATTTTCCATTGATGATATATTTCTCAGAAAACAACATCTCACCATGAGTCTTTTATCCTTAGAAAATCCAGAATTCTTGGAGCGCTTGGAGACCACAAACATTATTACAACATCATAATCTAGGAATAAATGAACATCAAAGACAGATTAGGCATGTGGTATGATGAAGCAAAAGAATATTTAATAGAAAAATTTACAGTACAAAAACAAAAAGATGGAAAAGAAGAGCTTTATGAACAACGGTGGGTGTGGTATCACAGTTTGCTGGTTGTAGAACTTTTCATAATAATTCTCTTATTATTATACATTGCAGTATAGAAATGGACTAAATAAATGTCAATAGTTTTTAATAAAGATAATTGGGTTGCTTCACGAATAAAAAAGAGAGCTTGGGTTATTCAAACCAATGGTAGTGTACATGGTATGCAAAATGAAGCAAGAAAGCTTTCTGAAGAACTTAGTGATTATACAGGATTAGACGAGGAAGTCTTTTCTTGTACTACTGGATTACCTAAACATAAAGACCTTAAAATATGGTTTGGTGAAAGATTGTTATGGAGCCATACAGAAAAACAAAGATTACCGGGTGCAAGGGAATTAATAGAATTATTAGCAGATGAAGAGAATGATCCCAAGCAGCTTTGGATAACGAAAGATTAACATAAATGCCGACAGACACTAACTGGGAAGACGGTACAGCTAATATCAATATATTATGTGACGGATGTGATAAAGAATATAGTATTATAACGGAAGATACGACAGGATTAGAATTATGTCCATTTTGTGGGCATTATCTTGAGTATGTTGTTGAGGACGAGAAAGATGATGATGAGTCAGAAGAAGATAGCTGGTATTGATTATTCTTTAACGTCACCAGCAGTATGTGTTTATACTGAGGAAGAAGATGGTGGATTTTATAACTTTGATAGCTGTGTGCTTCATTATTTATCTAATAATGAAAGACAACAACAACTTTCCTCCAGGAGCGGGGTAAGTAACATAATAGCTGAACGTTATCCTGAATGGAATTGTGAAGAAGAAAGACATGAAAAACTCGCGTCTTGGGCATATCGTATTGTGCAAGGTTGTGTAGAAGTATATCTTGAAGGATATGCATTTGCTACTGCTGCACAAGCTGGTGTTCGTTCAATAGCGGAGAATACGGGATTACTAAAACACAAAATGTGGAAAAATAAAATTCTATTTAAGAGTTATCCTCCTACTGTTATTAAGAAATTTGCGACAGGAAAGGGTAATGCGAACAAGGAGTTGATGTATGAAGCCTTTGTTGGTGAACTCTTAACTCCCACAGACCTCAAGGAACGATTGACTCCAAAAGCAAGCAAAATAACAAACCCCATTAGTGATATTGTAGATTCTTATTTCATAGCTAAAGCTGGGGCTGAAGGTTTGTTATGACAAAAAAAGAGAAAAAATCTATAGCTAATAATAAGTATTACCAAAAGAATAAGGATCGTCTAGCAGAGAAGTGGAAAAATGATGAAGCAAGGAAAAAAAAATTAAAGGGGTACTATTTGAGGAACAAGGAAATTATTCTCGAAAGAGCGCGTGAATGGAATCGTAAGAATAAAGAAGCAAGAAAATTAATTACAGGACGTGTTAAGAAATCAAAAATCCAAACGTTCTGGCAAGTCAATGAAGAAAAAAGAAATGAACATTGAGAAACACAAAGAGCTCATTCCATTAACAGAAAAGGTCGATATTACAGGAAATTATCTTGTAAGACGGTTCAAGGACGATAGTGGAAATTACTTAATCATAGACAATTATGGAGATTTTCTAGTACTTGACAGTCAGGCTGCTGGAGATGTTCTTACAGCAATTTGGGATGACGCTTATTCACCAACAATGTCCACGGGACTAATGAATTGAGATTATATATCAGATTAAAAATGAAAACAATTTTAATGATATTGACAGTTGTTATTATTGTCTTCCTTACTTCATGTGCTCCAGATCCTAGTCCCCCATTATGGATTAGGAGTCTAGAAACATTACCACAAGTAGAAGGTTTTAGGAAAGCTGGAGTATTTACTATAAACAAAAGAATATATGTACAGTATTGCGACCCAAAAGGAAATCAGATATGGATGAGGTATGATGAATACTCTAATAAATGGAGACAAACTAGATTAAATTCTGGAGGATGTGCAGATAGTGAAAAAGCAGTAGGACCCGATGTCGAATGATGAAGGAACAATAACAACAACCAAACCGAAGAAAGGGGCAATAGCTCGTGGATTCAAGAGAGTAAAAGAACCACAAAAGCCTGGTACTTTTGCTGTGGTCTTACACAATGATGACTTTACTCCAATGGAATTTGTGGTATATGTTCTACAAGAAATTTTTCATCATCCATCTGAACGAGCTGAACAAATTATGTTGGCTGTACATAAAGAAGGTATGGGTATTGCAGGAGTATATCGTGCCGAGATAGCAGAACAAAAGGCATACGATACAGCAGAGGAAGCTAAAGAAAATCAATATCCTTTAAAAATAACAATTGAGGAGATAGGTGGAGATTAGAACATTTTTGAAGAGGCATTTACTATGGTTTTTCATTTTGATATCAGTAATTTTAGGTATGGTATTGGGTAAAATTTATGCTATAATAACGTTAGGAAATGATGGACGAGCAACTATTACAACATCACAGGAACGAAATCCGAACTGTAATGCAGAAGAAATTTATGGATAATTTTATTAGTTCTCCAGAATTTCCTTTCCTACAGTCTATGGGAATCACCCACCTTTTTCAATATTTTGAAGCAAACGAACACGAACTAGGTTTCCTCGGTCTCCTACACGTATGGTATCATGAAAAGGTATGGGAGACAGAATGGATAGATTCCCAAGAAAAAGGAATGGAATTGATATCACACCTACAGAAAGCTAAGATGTATGATGAGGCGAAGCTGGTGGAGATAGGTATACAGAGGATGAATCAACATGCAAAGAAAGAAAGAATGAGGGTGATTAGAGAACGCATTGACCAATATGATAATCAAGAAAATAAGGACGATGAGGATATAATAATAAACTAAAGCAAAAGGAGAATAATAGTGTGGATTATTAAATACTGTGGTTCTTGAGGCTATAGACCACAAGCAGAAAGGCTTTCTGCTGCAATTAATAATATGTTACCAGATACATGTGAAATTGAGCAAGGTACTACTGGTCAGTTTGAATTGTTCAAGAATGGAGTATCTTTTCTGAATGGTGAGAATTTAAGCGAAAAATTTTTCAGTTTAGAAGATGTAAAGACTAAATTATTAATGGAAGCAGGACAGATTTTTACAACCCGATGATAATACCAACCGCAACAATACTCATAGTGAATGCTCTAATCTTCAGTTGGATAGCATTCACCAACCCCGAACCGTGTCCTCGGAAGTACCGTAGTACAACGGAGAAGGGTGGTCTACTAGTAAATGCTGCTGATGTTCACCGCTACTGTGAACTAGATTACGGAGGGAAATTCGTATTGAAAGAGGACGTTATAGAAGAGATTATTGACACCCAGAATAGATTGAAGGATTAGTACACCAATGAACAAGGGGGCGAATGAAGTGAGGAAATATACTGATAGATACAGACTGACCGGAGCGCGCTAAGTTAGCTGTCAGGCATCACCTCTCGTTTTTGCCCCCTCTCACTACACAATAGGGAGAGCATGAGCAAAAAAACTGGTAAACGAAAGAGTAAAAGAACTAAAAAACAACCCAAATGTACCCTATGTAACCCTTACCGATGGATGGGAAACACTAAGGAGAGGCATAGACATTCATACTATAGACAACAGAAACTTCCTGTACAAGATCATGAATAATATACTATTAATAATAGCACTACTGTTGAGTAGTTGTGCAGCAGACGCAACAGCCAAAGACTCTACCGCAGTCACACCCGCTGAAGAACAACAGAATAGAACTGCGGATGCTAGTAGTGATGATACAACATGGATCGCAGTAGTCATGACATGGAATCCCGTTCATAGGACAATAGACAAAGAATTCACATCTGAGGTAGAGTGCTGGAATTTCTACGAAAATGGTACGGGAGAAAGTAGATTCGGCGAACAACACCGAGATCATCAGGACAACCTACCGACTAAAGATTTCCACTTCGGTCCGGATTACCTAGAATATCCAATACGCACATACAGAGGTAAAGATGGGCAAGGATCGGTCTGGTTAACGTGTGATTTAAAGGGAAGGTATGTTGGTATTATCGAAGGACTATAATGGATAAAAACGTAGAGAAAGTGATCACCCAGTTACGTTCCAGAGAAGAACAAGGAATGAGCAAGTATGGTGTGAATACTGAACGTAGTGACCTATCAACTTTAGAGTGGCTACAGCATCTTCAAGAAGAATTGATGGATGCATCCGTGTATATAGAAAAGCTAAAGAATGAAATGAAAGAAAAGAAGGTGATAATGGGGGTGTGTTTTGGTGAGAAAGATTTTGATAAATCAGCAATACAATATCATGGTAAAGCAAAAAACTATAAAAAAGATCACCCCGAAAACTAAATATTGTTGATATCCAGTCAAGCGAAGTAGCAAAGAAAGCGTTGTAAAATGCCAGCACATAAACACTTAATTATTAGGGCTGAAGTGAACAACCCAATAACGAGTGAAAAAGAGATTAAAAAATGGCTTCGGAATTTAGTAAATAAAATAGATATGAACATCATCAAAGGGCCATACGCAGGTTATGTCACTAAAGAAGGTAATAGAGGTGTGACCGGTGTAGTGATGATAGAAACGAGTCATATAGCGATACATGTGTGGGATGAGGATAGACCCGCACTGGTGCAGTGTGATGTGTATTCGTGTGCCGAATTCTCAATGAATGAGGTGTTAGCGGAGTTCGTTCCCATGGACGTAGTTACGATGGATACAATACTACTGGACAGGGCAGATACACTCAAAATTACATCATGTGATTGGATGAAAGCAATGAAAAACGAAGAATAAAACAAAATATACATATAGGAGAAAATATGACATATAAAGTGGAATGGAAAGTTACAGATAAATCTGATACAAGCTATGAATTAGTAGAAGAATTTTTTGCCGCTTCAACGGCGGATGAAGCTCTAATAAAACAACATACAGTTATTGACATTGATGTTGTAATCGCTAGAGTTGATACCATAAGCGAAGATGGAAAATCATTTGTACGTGCTACAACTTTTGATAATGAAGAAAATTATAATAAATGGTTAGAAGAAAAAGAAAAGTTGCCTGCTATAGATGAACACTTGACCTATACATTAATTTAAACGGCAATTAAAAAAAGCAAATTAAATCGATAACCTCTAGTCGTCTTAGTTTTTCATTTTTCGACCAAAATTTCCAAAAAAGACTTGACTTTTCTCTAATAGTGTGATATAATAAAAAGAAAACGCTTTTTTCTCCCTCACCACACACCCGACCCGACACACCCACGCGGCGTGCGTCACCCCACCACACATAGCAAAGTTGCTCTCTACACAGCAGAATTAGGTCTACACCACACGCGGAAATTCGCTCACCTGGTACGGCTCTTTTCTGTTGATTATTTGATTACCGCGCGCCACTTGACAAATGGGAATAGTGTGATATAATAAGGTGTAACCGGAAAGAAGCAAAGAATATAGTAAAGAAATATTAATAAACACTTGACTTTTCTACACGAACCATGATATAATGGTAGTAGAAACTGAGAGAAGATTGAATATGGATTGAAAGAAGTTGACCGAATAAAATAGGGGTGGAGTGATTCTCTGAACACCCCCGCTAGTCACCTACAGAGTACCAATACGGTGTTGTTCGACTAAGGGACAATTGTAAAACGTAGAGTAAGGACGTAGACGGCCGATGTGACAGCGATGAGCATGAGTACCAGAGATCAGAGGGAGGGAACAAGCCTCTCAGACAGCACGTGAGTGAAGCAGTATTGACTACAGTAGCTCACTCTGTCGAATTCGTAGTGGTGAAAAGGGACCTTCGGGTAGCCGCGTATAGTTTCCAGAGATTAGTAAGTATAATTAAGACTGAGAAACCAACAACCCTTTGGTGAGTTCTCCCCGCCTCAAGTGGGAGAGTGAGTGCACCCCAAAGCTGTAGTATGTTTCATGAGCATCTAGGCAGATGCGGGGTGCCTTTTCCCAATCTAAACATAAGTATAATATACCATGAAATACCAAAACGACAACACAAGCAACGAGCAGCTCGAGGAGATGTTTTCGCACCGTGCTCGCGGGGTGCCGCAGACCACGTACTATGAACAAGAACGAAACTTCGACGCGGGTTTCATGCCCACGGAAACACCAGCACGGTACATGGGCACGACACGGGTTGAAGGACAACTCTACAAGGTTTTCCAGCTGTAGTCAGTAACCAGCATGTGTCACTAACGAAAAATGCAGTGTGTTCGTGGTTGTTGTGTTTTATGCAGCGCCACGTAAGACACATGAGAACTCTCAGACGGCCGTAGCGCCGCCTAGATAAATTTTGAGCATTAACCAATGAATTTATATACTATAATGAAATTTAAAACAAACGAGCCCACAGCACAACTATTGGGAAGATATCAACCGTGGCACGCTGGCCACCGTGCTCTTTTTACGCGGGCACATAAACGAGTTGGACAAGTTGCTATTTTAGTACGATCTCAAGAAAAATCTGATAACAATCCTTATTCTTATACAGAGGTGAGTGAAACAATACAGAATGATTTAATCAAACATGGTTACATTCTAGATGAAGACTTTATTATATTACAAGTTCCTAACATCACAGATATTACTACTGGTAGAGATGTTGGTTATAGTATTACTGCAGAAGTTTTACCAGAGCATATAGAGAAAATTTCAGCAACTAAAATAAGAAAAAGAAATGGAAGAAAATTATGAGAAAGATACTAATCATGGGATTACCTGAGAGTGGAAAGACCTCTTTATCGGACGCCATAAAAGATGCGTACACTGGAACAGTATATACATTAAACGCAGATAAAGTGAGAAAAGAGGCGAATGATTGGGATTTTACACCAGAAGGTAGAATACGACAAGCGAATAGAATGGTAGAACTATCTGAGAAAATGCGTTTTTTATTTGATTCTGAAAGAGTTGACTCGATAGATAAAGATATATTAATTGTTGACTTTATCTGTCCAACAGTTGAAACTCGGAGACTCTTCAATGCTGATGTTGTGATATGGTGTGATACAGTAAAAGATTGTCAGTACGAAGATACTAATACACAGTTTCAACGGCCACAGTTTAGTAATGAGAATATACATTGCTACGTAACCACCAAGAATGCTCAATTTTGGGCTAAACATATAATCGACACTATATTATGAAAAAGAAGATAACTACAAAGAGAGTATTACTATTTTTGCTATTACTAATCAAACTTGCTATATTTCCACATATCGGAATATTGTTTATAGCGGCTGCTGCACAAGCCGCTGAACCTTATCGATTGGTTATTATGGCAGAGCCCGATAGATTGAATCGGTCTATAGGCCGCAAGGCTGGAGATCCAGATGAATTTTATCGTGTAGTCTGTGGTACACAGAATGCTCTAGCATGGGGAAAGAGAACTATATTCAAGGGCCGGCCTTGGCATCCAATAACACTAACTTCAGAAAAACCAAAACAACTTATTTGGGAAACTCCATGCGATAGTAAGATTGTTGGAACTGGTGTTGGTTTGAAATATAGAATAAATTCGGACCGGCTGTGTCCTAGAGTAGAAGGATGTGTTATTAATCTCGATGCTCTATCTGAGGAGGAGTACTGTCCGACTTGTGTGTGGAAAAAACTTTAAACTGAAAAAAATCTGAAATTGAAAAAATAAAAATACTATATAGTAATATAGACCAAGGGAGAGAATGCTAGCTGACTCAAGATGTGCTGCCGACACGTAACATGTATTGCAACAGTAAGGCCTTTTCAAGATGTTTTACATGAGCAACGGCCCCTTGGTCTACTTCCTCACGCTTAAAATTAGAAAGAAATAATGTCAACAGGACCCAAAATTCAATGGGATGAGAGTAGGTCTCCGCAATGGAGATACTTATTACAAAAAAAAGATCCCAAATACAATAGTAGAAAACGAGAGAAGGATTTCCTCTTCAAAGAAGCAAAAAAAGAGAGAAATATGTCAAAAAACACTCAAAAAGATGCGGAAATCGCTGAATTGACTGATTGTTCCTCTCAAAAAGACATAATTAATGCGGAATTGACTACCCAATTGAAAAAAATAAAAGTAAGCTCAATAAGAAGAGTTGGAGATCATGAACCCAGACGAGTTACACGAATATCTGTTAAAGCTAAAGAATAAAAATTCTCAAGACCCAACTATAGCCGAATACAAGAAAACAATACGGCAAGAATTAAATTCTTACAGGGCAGATCAACCTCACCCGCCTATGAATTCTTTGCTTCCTTATTCGGAGAAAAAGAAAGACATTGTGTTTTACTCTTTCATGGAAGCACACGGCCATGCATGGCGCCCTAAGATCGGTGAACATGAATACAAGAGATTAAAACTTTCGTGGCAATCCCTACGAAAACACAATACAGATATTGAGATACGTTTCTGTTATAGTGAGAGGATAAATCTGTTTAGGGATCCTGAGTCTACACTAGGGAAAGATCGTAACGACAGTCTCTATGATAAGTGGGCCTCTCTCTGTAATGACTACGGAGTTGAGATGTATCCGTTTCATGAGTCTTTTATTGGGAACGAACCTAATGCATGGAGTATCCATAGATGGTATAATCTAGCACTCTGGGAGAAAGAGAATCTTAACATACTCTATCTGGATGCCGACACATATATTAACGGAGACATACAATTAATCTTTGACATTTATAAACGTGATCCAGTATATGGGAGAGAAGAACTAGGATTTCGACATGATCCAAATCAAGGAATACATGGAGAGGATCCACGGTTTTATTTGGACTTGATTGATGCAAGTATAATGGCTCAGGGAGGAAAAACTGAAGTTCAGAAGTATTGTCTTGGTGTGATACTATTGAATCACTCTATACACAAACTTTTTACACCAGAAGTTCTTAGTGGTTATACAGACCTATTGGAACGTATCCATGCATTAAAGGTATTCTATTCTATTCCCAATTTCAGGATAATGGATGAGTTTGCTTTATGGGTTTTGTTGAGTAGGTGGAGTCTCCGTACCTCTTTATTTGGAGACCAAGATGTTACACAATCCTTTCTAGAGAAGAAGCATGAAACTAATTTTAATCCGATAGTATTACATTACACAACTAAGGATGAAGAGAAATTTGCGGATTGGGCATATGCTCGTAGTTGTAATCCAGAGTATTCCCAATTAAGTAGAAGTCAAGAAGAAAGAGAAGCTTCGGTAATATAGATAAATACTAAATAGTTACATAAACATTTAATATCAATCAAAGGAAGAGAAAATGGCTAATTTAAAATCAACGACCATTGATGGAAGTGCAACTGTCTCTACAACATTAGGTGTTACAGGAGCCACAACAGTCGGCTCAACATTAGGTGTTACAGGAACATCAACCCTAGGAACTACTAATATGGCAGGGGCGACATCTACATCATTAGGTGTTACAGGAACATCAACCCTAGGAACTACTAATATGGCATCTGCTTCAGCTACATCATTAGGTGTTTCAGGGGAGACGACTATGACCGGTAATTTCAAAATAGCATCTGGAAGTCCATCACAATATCGAATCTGTAGACAACAATCTGGAACATCAGGATTAGTTCAATGGGTAGATTTTGCTGTATATGACACCAACGGTTCAACCCGTTTATTTTAGTAGCGAGATAAATTAATGGCAGAACGACATCCCTTTTATTTTAATGGTAGTTCGACCTCATTTAGTTTACGTAAAATGACGGACACCAATTTAGCATCGTTGAGATATCAATTACGAGTAGCTTATGCTTCAGTTTTAAATAGTAATGGAAATGGAAGATTATATACTGGCGGTGGTAATAATGTAGGAACCGCTAGTAGTACAGAATATACATTTGCACAAAATCAAAACAATAGAAACTGGAATACTGCTGATGGTGAAGATTGGCCAGCATATCCTAGTTTAGGATCAACTACGCGTTCCACTACTACTTTTACTCAAACTAGAAGTAATGTCGGATTTCCTTCTGCTGCTCAATTACGAGATTATGGTTGGATATATTGGCAAGGATCGACAACATCTTTTAATATGAGAGTAATTTCC